GCAACGTTGTGATGGAGACCTGGGAACAGGAGCAGGCCATGAACCCAGGCATGAGAACTAACAAGCGTGACCTAGGCGATGGCAAATCGGAGATATCATAATGGACTTATCATTTATCACAGCAGACTTATTAAACGATATTAGTTGGTTTGATGGGATTATGTATATAATACTTGGTCTCATTGTTTATGCAATCATCAGATGGATTAATAAAAAGATATGAAACTAGAAGACACACCTTGGAAGAATCCTTTAATTGACACACCACTTTATTTGGTATTTGAAGACAAGTATCCTGTGACCAAAGGACACTTATTGTTTGTTCCTAAAGTAGATGATCCATTACACAGGAAAGCCTGTTATGAAGCGGCCTATGATTGGGGCGAGGATCTATTTCGCAAGGGATACTGCGAAGGATTTAACATTGGACAGAACATAGGAGAGACAGCAGGACAGACAGTAATGTGGCCTCATATACATCTTATTCCACGCACACAAGGCGATTGTGCAGATCCTAGAGGTGGTGTAAGAGGTGTTATTCCTGAGAAACAGAAGTATTAATGAAGTTGCTGATCAACGGTGACAGTCACACAGCAGGTGCAGAAGCAGTCAACAGTCACGCATTTGCAGAAGATGATCGTAAATATGTCTACATGGGCAGGGTCCCACATCCTGATAATCTCAAAGTAAGTTGGGGCAAGAAGTTAGGCAACATGTTTAATGTGGCAACACATGTTCTAGCAGAGTCTGCTAGTTCAAACGATCGTATCCTAAGAACTACTAATCAATGGTTAGCTGAACATCAATCACAGGATGTGTTTGTTATCATACAGTGGTCAACCTGGGAAAGAGAAGAATGGAACATAGACGGAAAATACTTCCAAGTCAATGCGTCAGGCATTGACCATGTTCCTGAGAGCCATCAACAAAAGTATAAAGAGTTTGTGGCCAATGTTGATTGGGCACGTTCAACTAATAATTGGCATAAACGTATTGTTAGATATCACGAACATTTAACTGAACAAAACATACCACACTTGTTTTTCAATGGTAACACAGATTTTTCAAAAGTTAAAGAACAGTATGATTTTGGTTCACAATATATAGATCCATATACAGGATCATATCACTCATGGCTACAGGATAATGGTTACCAAACGGTGTCGCCAGACAGTTATCATTATGATGAACGAGCACACGGTGCTTGGGCAAAGAGAGTAATGAAGCACATACTTGACAATAAATTAATTTGATCTTATAATATTAGTATGAGATATCTTTTAATAGACACAGCAAATACATTTTTTAGAGCTAGGCACTCAGCATATAGAGGTGCAGATGAATGGGAACGACTAGGCTTTGCTATACATGTTACTCTAGCAAGTATCAATAAAGCATGGCGAGACCAATCTGCAGATCATGTTGTCTTTTGTCTAGAAGGACGTAGTTGGCGTAAAGATTATTACGAGCCATATAAAAAGAATAGACAGGTAGCACGTCAGGCGCTAACAGAAAAAGAAGCAGAAGAAGATAAGATGTTTTGGGAAGCCTTTGATGATCTTAAAGACTTTATCAAAGACAAAACAAACTGCACAGTTCTACAACATCAACAACTAGAAGCAGATGATTTGATAGCAGGTTGGATACAGAGTCATCCAGATGATCATCATACTATTGTATCTAGTGACACAGACTTCTATCAACTGTTAGCAGAAAATGTAAATCAATACAATGGTATTTCAGATGAACTACACACTGTTGAAGGTATATTTGATAAAAAAGGTGAGCGTGTTATTGACAAGAAAACAAAAGAGCCTAAAGTAATACCAAATCCAGAATGGATATTGTTTGAAAAATGTATGCGTGGTGATCCCACAGACAACATCTTTTCAGCATATCCTGGTGTTAGAAAGAAGGGCACTAAGAACAAAGTTGGACTATTAGAAGCATTTGAGGACAGAGCCACAAAAGGATATAATTGGAATAATCTAATGCTACAACGATGGGTGGATCATAACGAAGATGAGCATCGTGTGTTAGATGACTATGAACGCAATAGAGTCTTAGTAGATCTAACAGCACAGCCAGATGACATTAAGAAGATTATAGCGGAAACTATTGCTGAAAACTCAGTTAAGAAACAGATACCCATGGTAGGTGCCAAGTTCTTAAAGTTTTGTGGCAAGTATGAATTAAACAGATTATCAGACAACGCTGACAAGATAGCAGAATGTTTGAACGCAAGTTATCCAGATTAAGGAGAAGACCATGACAGTGAAAGCAAAAGGTATAGTTAAGAATGAGTTTTGGGTATTAACAGACGGCAAAAAACGAGTAGGAGAAATTAAGTCCAATGGTGTTGGTCGTGGATATACTGTGAGCTTCCAGGGACATAAAGAAGTTGTTGGTTCAATGAATAAACTTAAAAAAGATCTAAATTTTGAATGGGTAGACGTTCCAAAACGCATCCTAACACAACGTGATCAAGTGCATGGTTTTCCGACCGATGCTGAACCGTTTGGTGGAGTGTGGGATCTCAAACATAAAGCACCTATCTTTACCAAAGAGAAAAACTCCAAATCCTGGTTCTGTGCTGGCTGGTATCTACTTAAAAAAGGCAAGAATTGGCGACAAGTGTTTTGCCCAAAACTGATCAACATCGAACGTTATGAGCACCGCGGCCCTTATAAAACCAATGAAGAATTACTCAAGGTAAAAGCATGAGTGCAATAAAACGTTTCATTGATCGTTTAAACGACCTACAAGCCACTGGTGCTAAAGACTTCACCATGAGTATGCACGAGGCAAGAAGTCTGCACAGTGACATCACAAAAACGCTTATAGACATACGCAACACACAAACACCCTCTAATGAAATCGTTGATGTTGAGGTAAAAGGAGGCTCATTCTAATAACTACGCAGTTTTTATGCTAAATAATAGCAGTATATAACTAAGGTAAATTAGAAGTGAGTAGACCTAAACCAAATGTTCTTGTTGAGATAACCAACAAAGAAACATACAAGACAGAACAAGTATTGGCATCAGAGGGCATCTGGGCTGTCTATTATGAAGACCGTCCCATCAATCTGAAGACGTCAAACTATCTTGTTTCTTACCCAGGACCTAAGTATAAGAAAGTATCATTTTCAAATCCTGGTCATGCCATTAACTTGGCTAAAAAATTAAACGAACAATTCAAAACTGATAAGTTCTCTGTCGTATTACTAGACAGGGGCAAGGTCATCTACCCTGAAAATGGGAAGAAAACTAAGTCTAACTAAGCAAATTTTAGAAACACTCGAGCACCCGCCGACCCAAGAAGTTGCCATGCTAACCTGGTGGGCAAACATTCGAGACACAGGCGGTATGGGATTAACTGAAGAAGGATTTAGAGTATTCACTAAAGAACTTGATCTCAAACATTATGATTGGGACTACCCAAATAATAAATCTCTATCTAGTCGTGTAATGTTGGCCATGGATCGCAAGATGGAATTTCCATACTACATCAAACAACCAAAAGGCAAGAGGACCCCGGGCAAGATATTTTTATTTGGTGAGCGTGATGCGGTGCTAATTAATTTGTGCGGTGACCTTACGAAATTTGTCGAAAATACATTAAATGGATAATCTATATTTAAAACATTGTCAGGAACTTTTGAACCTGTATCAAGAAATTGTTAACTACGAGATAAAAGATCAGATACAACAATTAGACTTTGAAGTTAACATCAACAGATTACGTAAAGAAATATTTTCCATAATTACTAAAAACAATTACGGTTACGACACTGTCAGCCTTAGACTACCACCGGGAGAATCAAACTGGGTCGATAAAAAAGAGAGGGTTGAAACTGGTGGTATTGCACCTATGTATTATGATCTGCGTGGTCCAGAGTTTAGAGAAGAATTTAACTATAGACCAAACACAGAATACACAGAATGGCATCCTGATCTAACGGAAGACTCGTATATCAAATCAATGATCAGTAGCATTGAAGATCATGTAGGATTTAAAATCGGTCGAGTAAGATTAGCCTGGCAGGCTCCAAATTTTGGATATACCTTGCATAGTGATTACGAACCAATGAGATTACACATACCAATCATAACAAATAAACATGCTTGGTTTATACATGATGAAAAAATACATCACATGGAATATGGCAAGTTATATCATCTGATAACCTCAGGACCCCATACCGCACATAATTATGGTGTGTTACCTAGATTACATTTAATATTATCAACATACGGAACTGATGACATCATGGAAAAAGTTTTTGAACTTAAAGATCCTAATAAATCAACTGATAACATGGTAGATACCATTAAAGATCACGGAGTTGATAATCAGTCATTGGGAGTGTTGTTGCAGATAGAGAAAAATGAGAAACTTATAGGTCAAGACAATTTAGTATTAATTAATAAATTATTAAAGGAGAAATAAAATGGCAGGACCAGCAAGAATACACCCAGGTAGACGTAAGGCAAATCCATTACTTACTAAAAACGGAAAACCAAGATTGAGAGTGCAGAGCGTGAATCAACTCAAAGCACTTATAGAAAATGCTCAGCGTGGCAAGGATCGTGCTAAGTATGAACGCGAGTTAGCTCGTAGAGCAAAGTAGTTAACATGCTGATGTAGCTCAGTTGGTAGAGCATCTGATTTGTAATCAGGCGGTCGGGAGTTCGAATCTCTCCATCAGCACCACTTATAGGCACCCATCGTCTAGAGGCCTAGGACACTGCCCTTTCACGGCGGCAACAGGGGTTCGAATCCCCTTGGGTGTGCCAATTAATTTATGAAGATACTATGTTTAGGCAATAATGATAGAGACACTGATCTCCGTGTGTCGTCCATGGCCATCATTGATGGGTCACTGAATCACGGATTGATACAGGATCCTTCTTTCGTTCCTAAATTAGATGGTTACTATCATACCACTACCGTAGATCTACCTGCCGGATCTTACATAGAATTTGCGTC